AGGCAACGGAAAAACACAGGCGAAGCCTGGCTGGGTTGTGAGTACGCTTGCTGAGGTGGCGGAATTCTTCGGCCGGGCCCGGGAGACGATCAAGGATTGGCGTCGGGTCGGGATGCCGGGCGAGCAGGGGGCCTTTGATTTGTCGGAGATCGTTCGTTGGCGGGAAGCCAACATTGCGGCAGCCAACCGCAACGTTTCGGGCGACCGGGGCCGGGCCGAAGCGGAGCGGCAAAAGGCTTGGGCGCAGGCAGGGCTAGAGCAATTGAAACTCCAGGAGGGAGTCGGGCAGTTGGTCCAGCTCGATACCGTGATGCGAGAGTACGCTCGCCACGCCACCCACGCCCGCGCGTTGTTCGAGCAATTCCCCGATCGATTGCTGGGGCTGTTGCCGGCCAATGCTACGGCCGATGACAAGCGGCGGTTTCGGGCCGAGGCTCAGAAAGCGGTGGACGACGTGATTGACACGATGTGTCGAGACTTGACGGAGCGAGCTAGTGGAAATTAGAGACCGAATCCGTGAACTCCGCCGGGTGAAGGCCAGCACCCTCCGGCCCCACCCGAGAAATTGGAGACATCACCCCCAGGCGCAGCAGGACGCTCTCAGGGGCATCCTAGCCGAGGTGGGCTATGCCGACGCCCTACTTGCCCGGGAGCTACCAGACGGGGCCCTAGAACTGATTGACGGCCATCTCCGGGCAGAGACCACGCCGGACCAGGAGGTGCCCGTGCTGGTACTGGACGTAACCGAGGAAGAGGCGGCAAAACTGCTGGTGGTAATCGACCCGCTGGCGGCGATGGCGGAGGCGAATCAACAGGCGTTGGGGGAGCTGCTTGCGGGGTTGGAGACGGGGAGCGAGGCGTTGGAGTCGATGCTGGGGGAGTTGGCGGCGGAGAATGGGGTGGACGTGTTTGAGATACCGCCTGATGCTGACGGCAAGGAATTCGACGAGTCAGTTGCTGACGATGTGGAAATGACGAAATGTCCCAAGTGTGGCCATGAATTCCCCAAGTAGTTTCAACGTAGTCTCGACGTTTAGCGGCTGCGGAGGCAGTTCGTTAGGCTACCAGTTGGCCGGCGGGAAAGTCCTACTTGCCATTGAGTGGGATGACAACGCAGTAGCAACCTACCGACTCAATTTCCCAGACACGCCGATCTACCATGAGGACATCGCCAAGCTGTCCGTTGAGAAGTGCTGCGAGCTTGCGGGGATCGGGCCGGGCGAACTGGATATCCTCGATGGCTCGCCGCCATGCCAAGGATTCAGTACGGCCGGGAAGCGGGAGTTCGGCGACGATCGGAACCAGCTCTTTCGCGAGTTCATCCGCCTATTGCGTGGGCTCCGGCCAAAGGTATTCGTGATGGAGAATGTCAGCGGGATGGTCAAGGGCAAGATGAAACTGATCTTCGCCGAGTGCCTCCGTGAACTGAAGGCCAGCGGGTACAAGGTTAAGGCCCGATTGCTGAACGCGATGTATTACAACGTGCCGCAGAGCCGACAGCGGTTGATCTTCGTTGGCGTACGCGAGGACATCGACGCGGAGCCGGGGCACCCGAAGGCGCAGGGGAAGCCGAAGACGGTTCGGGAGGCGATTGGGCATTTTCCAAAAGGAAAAGAAAGCCAGCACGAACCGCAGGTAATTAAGGCGTGGCACAAGAGTAAACCTGGTCAATCACTACAAAAGGCCGTTCGGTTTGTCGGGTCTTTTCAATCTGTTAGGGTCGATCCAAACCGCCCGAGCAACACCCAGATCAAGAGTCATAGGCACTGGCACTGGCTTGTACCTCGACAGTTGACAGACGTTGAGGCCGGGGTTTTGTCAAGCTACCCGGAATCATATAGGTGGGTTGGGAGCAAGCAGGAGATTACAGAGCGTATCGGCAACTCCGTTCCCCCCAACTTCATGCGAGCGATAGCCGAGTACATCCGAGACAACATCCTCTCAGCTTGTTCATCCCCTGCCGACCTAGCCCCGAGGGAGGCTGCATCTTGACGAAAGTTGACGCTTAAAATGAAACCCCCCCAGTTTACAGTCGAGCAGGTTGCCGTTGCCCTCAAGGCGACTATGGGCAAGGTGTACCTTGCTGCCAAGGAGCTGGGCTGTTCGCACCAAACGGTATACAACTACCTGAACAACAATCCAGAGCTAAAGGAGCTAGTGGAGGCCGAGCGGGGGCAGATGATCGATGTAGCGGAATGTGCCTTGAAGCGGGCGACGATCAAGGGTGAGGCATGGGCGGTATGCTTCACGCTCAAGACGATAGGCAAGGACCGGGGCTATATTGAGCGGCACCAGCAGGAGTTATCGGGTAGGGACGGTAAGCCCGTTGCGTTCAAAGCCGCGGACCTGACAGACGACCAGCTAGCGGCGATCGTAGGTGGGCAGAACGGCGAGGCGAGTAACCCATAACGAAAGGGAAAAAGTGATGATCGAGATTGCAGTAGACCCAAAAATATGGGAGTGGGTACGAGAGAACTGGCAATGCTTGTCTGTTCTATCCGCTGTTGTGCTGTGGTATGCGGTGGCTTTGGTCGTCGTGCGGTTTACAAACGAGTACAGAGTTGAGCGGGTTGGGACTTGGCTATTTAGCCCACTCATTGTCTCGTGGTTTATGGCGGTGCTGTTCTTCAAGCTAGTATTTGGCGGCAAGGTGTAGGCGAGGCGGTTACTGAGTGAGTCCCATAACGAGGAGGAGGGGCGTTGACAATACCACGTAACCCGAGTGAGTTTGAAATTCAAGCGTACCTGTACGCTGAGTTACAGAGACTTGGTTACGTTGTACGAGGCGAGGTTGTGGGGGCATCTGGGCGAGTGGACTTAGTTGTCTTTGATGGCGGTGTTCCTGTACGGGTCTTGGAAGTAAAGGCGAGGCTAGTTAACCAGCAACACGGGAACACAAAGGCCAAGCGTGTTGCGGAGCAGCTTGCCCGGTATCGGGACGATTGGTGTCCCGCAACCGTGTTGCTAGTCGATGGAGCAGAAAAGGCAGAGCGATTGATCGAGCGAGTCTCACGATGCGGATTTCGGAACCACGGCAACGGAAAGTGCCATAGCATAGATGTTCCGATGCCCAATACCCAGTGACGAGGCAGGGAGAAAGACCAACGACCCTAGTTGATAGCGACCCTACCCGAACGGAAGTTGACACGACGCCAAGAGGCGGCACAGGAGATGCTGCGCCGTCGCCAGGCACGTGCCAGCCTGCTCGACTTCACCACCTACACCAAGCCGGACTACCAAGTCAATTGGCATCACCGGGTACTGTGCGAGTATCTCGACAAGTTTGTCAGCGGCGAGATCAGACGGTTGATGGTGTTTGCACCGCCCCGGCACGGCAAGAGCGAACTGGTGTCAAGGCGGTTGCCTGCCTACATCCACGGCCGGTTTCCCGACGTGCCGATCATTGCCTGTTCGTACTCGGCAAGCCTAGCCCACAATATGAACCGCGATGTGCAGCGGATCATCCGTTCCCTGGAGTACCAGAAGCTATTCCCAGAGACGCAACTATTCGGGAGCAACGTCCGAACGGTAGCCGACGATACCTACTTGCGGAACTGCGACCAATTCGAGATCGTAGGGCATCGGGGCGTGTATGTCTGTGCAGGCGTCAACGGCCCGATTACAGGCAAGGGGTTCGACTACGGGATCATCGACGATCCGATCAAGAACGAAGAGGAGGCGTATTCCAAGACGGTGAGGGAGAAGATATGGAACTGGTGGGGCAGTACGTTCTACACCCGGGCAGAGGAAAGTGCTGCAATCTTACTGACGATGACTCGATGGCACCGGGACGATCTAGCAGGGCGGATAGAACGAGAAGCGTTGGAGCACGGGGACTGGACAATCATTCGCTTTCCGGCGGTTGTCGGCGGCGACGTGGCGGCCTACGATCCAAGGGGACCAGGGGAAGCGTTGTGGCCGGGCAAGTACGATCAAGCGGCATTGGAGGATATTCACGATACGGTCGGGCCTACCAAGTGGGCTGCGATGTATCAACAAGAGCCGAGGGCAGAGGGTGGTAGTGAATGGCCGGAGGCGTGTTTCGGTCCCGAGATATGGTTCGACGAATGGCCTACCGACCTCTACCTCAAGGCAGCGGCACTCGACCCATCCAAAGGCAAGGGCGACAAGTGGGGCGACTACTCGGCGTTTGTTTGGGGTGGCGTCGATCCGGAGGGAACGCTGTGGATAGACGCGGATCTAGCGAACGACCGGAACTGCTCGGTGATGGTCGATCAAGCACTGGACCTGCAACGGCGGTTCCACCCCGACTGGTTCGCAGTAGAGACGAACATGTTCCAGGAGTTGATTGCCGACGACATGATTGCGAAGAGCATGCAGCAGAATATCGATGTGCCGGTGGCGAAGATTGTCAACAAGGCGAATAAGAAGGTGCGCATCCGGCGATTGACACCCTGGCTGATGCAACGCAAGATCAGATTCAAGGGCGGTAGCAAGGGTGCGAAGATGCTGGTGGAGCAGTTGCAGGATTTCCCGAACGGCGACCACGACGACGGGCCGGACGCTCTGGAGATGCTCTACCATGCACTGTACGTGGCCCGCAACGGAACGTCTTACGACGGCCTCGGTGATCGGTTGCCGGGGATGGGTGTTTAACCACAACGAAAGGGAGTTTTGATGATTACACTAACAGAGGTAGCGGAGAGGGCAGAAGGTACGATCAAGTCGCGGTTGTCATTTGAGGATATGACGGCAGCGACAAAGAACCTGTCGCTGACAGAGGCAGACGCAAAGGAACATATTTGGGCTATGCGTTATCCGATGATATCGCTAGAGTTTCTGCGAATGCGGGATAGCAAAGGGTTTCCGCGATTTGCGGTGTTTATGCTCGGCCGCCCAACGTGTCAATTCATGAGCAACTGGTGGTCGGGTGCGATGTTTGATAGCGGGTTCCCCAATAGACTCGCCCATCAAAGCGAACTGTCCGATGCGCTGATGGAGATGTATTTTGCGGACGTAAGACAAACGGTCCAGGCAATCCACAAAGCAACGGTACCGTGGTCTCGACGGTCAGAGATACGTACTACCGTATCGCAGAGATTTGGGGGCGTTATTCCAGACGCTGTGCGGACCGAGATAGAGACCGCCGCTAAGGAATTGCCAGGCGTGACAACCATAGTGGCGGACGCGGGCCCTTGGCAGGTAGAGCAGCGGCGAGCAACAAGTGGGAGCGATCCTCTGGTGATTCGCATTGATCCAAGAGATGTATCGACCGGCCTCCTTGTCGCACACTTCGACACCACGCCGGCCGAGCAGTATGTGATGCGCGAGTTTGGTACTGGCTAACCACAACGAAAGGGAGAAAGCAATGGGAGTAGATACGGTAACAATCGAGGTGGCATCGATAATGCGATACATGGTTCGCGCAACGTATACAGAACCCGACGTAAAATCAAGTCGGGATTTGAA